GCCGCGATCCGCGCGCCACCATCCAGCCAGCCCGGAGATGAATGCTGGAGTGAACAGAGGTCCACCCGGCATCCGCATCGCGCGTCTGTCGATCCTCCGGTTCACGCCTTGACCTGCATTGGCGACTTGAAGTCCTTACGCTCCGACGAGCGCCACCACTTCAGGTTGAACGTCGCCGTGCCGAGCACGTCGAGGTAGCGCTCGTTCTTGCCCACCCAGAAGTGGGTGACTGTGCCGGTGCTCGTCGCATCGACGATGAGCAGGCCCGTCGTCGCCGACGTTCCTGCGTTGGTGCTCACCGGGCGAAATCGGATGTAGACGTTCCCGCCGATGGGCTGAAACGACACCCAGAATCCACCCTTGGCGAGCCGGTTGGGATAGGCAGAGTTGACGCTGTCCTTGGTGAGGTCGATGATGCTCGCCGCGTTGGTCACCTGCGTCGACTGCAGCTCGTGAAAGAGCGCTTCGTCGTAGCCGTCGGTGACGTCGATGGTCAGATCCGTGATCCCGCTGGGTCCCTTCAGGCACGCGGCCTGAAGCTCTGCTTCCGTCTTGCTCATTCGAGTTCATCCTCTCCGGTGGACAAGTTGCTGGGTTTGCCGCTGCCACCGGGCTTGGGTCCGGCAGATGCGGCTTGGTTCTCTTGCGCGGCCTGCTGGTAGACGGCCTGCTGCGAGGCGACGAACTGCGGATCCTGGTCCGGTGTCGCGGGAGTGCGGAGCAGGATGCCGAGCTGGCGGAGCTTGTTCCCTGACGGCAGATCCTTCGCCGAGGTGACGCTGATGAGCGCCTGCTGGAAGCTGCGGCGAAGGTCCTCCGCGAGCTTCGGGTACATCGCGTCCAGCGCGTCGACATGCTCGGCGCGAAGGGTGCCCGTCTTCATCGCGTGACCGATGGTGCCGATGGGGTCTTCGAAGACGTCGGCCTTGGCGTTCCACGAGAGGAGCTGCGCCTTGCTCGGCGGGTTCCGCAGCGTCGGAATCAGCGGCGTCTTCGGCGAGCCTTGGGGGATCTGCGTCGCGAGCCAGTTCACCGCCTGCGATCGCGCCTGCTGGTAGGCAAAGCTCGTCTTCGGAGCAACGAGAGGGTCCGGCGCGTGCGGGTCGTTTCGCATCTGCGGAGGTGTCGCTGCGTCCTGCTGCACGGCCTCGATGCGGCGCGCGATGCCTGCGGCCGTACCTGCCTTCGTGCCGACGCTGGACGCCTGGCGCGAGAAGAACGACTTGATCGCCGTGTCCTTCAAGGCGTCGGTACGCATGACCGCGCGCTGCATGGACTCGAGCGTGGACGCCTTGCGGAGCACCGACGCGGCGATCTGGTCGCCGTAGTGCTTGACGCCGTACTGCAAGCCCGCGCCGACGAGGCCGGCGAGCGGGTTGCCCGTCATGAGCCCACCGATGATGCCAAACTGCTCCGATAGACCCAGCGCCCGGTTGGAGCTCGTGCGCGCCACGCCCTGCTTCGTCGCACGCGCAAGGTCGCTCGCCTTGCCGAACGCATCCTTCGCGCCCGTGTACGCCTCGCCGACCTGACCGCCTGCAGCCTTGGCTGCGCCCTCAATCTCCGACTCGGCGAGCCGACGCATCTCCTTGAACGCGTCGTTCACCGCCTTGCCTTCGGCCACGAAGTTCGTCTTCGAGTCGAGCGAGCGGCGCCAGTCGTGGAGCTTCTCCCACGTCATGCTGGCCTGCTTCGCCTCCACGTCGGCGAGCTTGGCTGCCGCCGCCGCGGCATCGGGACCTCCCGACGCGGCGATCTGCTTCAGGCCCGCGAGCTGCTCCGGCGCCACGTCGAGCCCCGAAGCGACTCGGAAGTCCGTGAGCAAGCCTTGGATGCGCTTGGCCTCGGACTGGAAGACCGGGTTCGCCTGGAGCTTGCCAACGATGTCCGTCTCGGCGCGGTTGATGAAGTTCTGCACTCCGGCGATCGGCTTCAGCTCCGCGCGCGCGCCCGCGATGGCTTCCTTGTCCAAGCTGCGGATGGCGTCGCCGACCGCCTGCCCGGCTTCCTTCTTCATCGCGAGGACGGCCGCGTTGCGGTCGGCTGCGCTGGCCGTGTTCCACGCCTTGTCGCTGTACTTGCTCCAGTTGTCCTGGAGCCAGTTGCCCAACTCGGCGGGGCTCTTGCCCATCGCGGCCAAGGCGTCGTACTCCGCCTTGCGCGCGCCCGTCGCCGCGTATGCGTACTTGCCCGAAAGCTCCCCGGCGATCTCCGCGCCGGTCTTTCCCTCGATGCGTCCCAGCGTGCCCGAGCCGATGCGCGCCAGAGCTTCGCCGCCGCCGCGAAGCGCCTTGCCAGCAACGCCGCCCGCGAGCCCGAGCCCACCACCGAGCAAGCCGCCCGCTAGCGCGCCTTGACCCGCGCCGGCTAGGAGCTTCTCCGCGGTGAGCTGCTCATCGCCGAGCGCTGCTTCGCTGACCGCGCCGCCCTCGCCCATCGCGCCGCCTTCGATGGCGCCGCCGATCGCCATGCTCCCAGCCTTGGCGAGCAGGCCCTCTCCCAGCGCACGCCCGGCCACGCCCTCGGCGCCACGAGCCAGTGCGCCGGACAAGCCGATCGGCGTGTACTCGCCCGCGGTCAGGAGGGACGGGAGAATGACGCCGCCGACCTCGCCCGCCGTGGAGGCGATCGGGTTCGCCTTCTGCACGCCGGCCACGTAGTCTTTGCCGAGCAGACCGGCCGCCGCGTAGTCGCTGAGGCCGAGCGTCGCGCCGCGCGCGGCTCCGAGGCCGGCTGCGGCGAGTTGCGAGCCGTACCCTCCGTACTTCGCCTGGTTGGCCTCGTAGTCGGCTTCTCCCGAGTCGAGAGGCGTAGCGCCCGCCTGGAGCGCCTGCGCCGCATCCGCAGCCGCAACCGTGCCCACCTGACCGTCAGCCAGGCGAACCGGAATGCGCTTCGGCGTCGGCGAGGGCTCTGCCATCAAAGCCCCGGCTTGAACGACTTGGGCACCGTGCCCGCGTCAGGTGACTGGCCCGTGTAGCGCGAGGTCGGCTTGACCGCGCCCGTTGCCGGGTTGACGGTGTAGCCCTTCTGTACCGGCTCTGCGGAGTACGTCTTGACCGCGGTCTGGAACTGGGCATTCCGCAGCGCGGCGAAGCGCTTGGCGACCTTGGTGCCGTCTTCGAGCAGCGCGAACGGGTCGCCAATGGCGCGCTGTAGCACCTTCGCGTCGTTCTCCGAGTTCATGCCGTTGGTCCCGTCCTTCGCTGCGAGCCAGAGCTGTTCGAAGTATGAAGAGAGCTGCGCGCGCGCCTGCGGGTTGGTACGCCAGCCGTCTTGCTTGGTGACCTGCTCGATGTTGCTGACGAGCCCGGCGATGTCCTGAGCCGCAGCGCTCTTGCCGGCGAGGAGCGTCTTGTCCTTCTCCGTGGCCGCCGCGTACGCTTGCCCATCGGGACCAACGAAGGTGAGCCCCGCGGTCTGGTCGGGACCACCCGCACCGGAGCCACCAACGTAGCCGCCGCCGACCATCGGCCGGAGCTGCATGTCCTTGACGGCGCGGTCCTGCATCATGCGCCCGCGGGTGTCGAGGATCTGCGCCTTCAGACCATCGTGGATCTCCATCAGCTTCGCCTTCTGGTCGTCGGCGAGATCCATCTTGCTGTACTGGTCGATCGTGTTCTGCGCGACCTGGAGCTGTTGGAGCCGAACGAGGTTCTTGGCCGCGTCGAGATCGCCCGTCGCATCCATCGCGCGCTTCAATGCGCTGTTTGCGCTCGCTCGCTTGTTCGCTAGGTTCGCCTGCTGCGCTTGCATGTCGTCGGCCATCGCGCCTTGAATCATCTGCAAGGCGTAGTTCGGCGTGTTCGTCAGCGACGAGCCGAGCGCTCCCAGCGCCGCGCCGATGACGAGGGCGATCTGCTGACCCGCGCCACGAGAGGCGAAGAAGTGGCCTTGGTCTACGGTGGCGTTCGCGGCTTCCTTCTGCGCCGCGTCGGCCGCAGAGTCGGCCCACTGCTTCGCGTTGGCCATCGCCGCCGCGTGGTCCTGCTGCGCCTTGAGCTGCGCATTGAGCATGTCGCGCTGCTCGTCGTAGGCGGCCTGCATGCGCGCCTTCTGCGCGTCGATGGACTCCATGCGGTCGGAGGTCTGGCGCTCGAGGTCCATGTTGCGCTCGTTGAGCGCCTTGAACTGGTCGTTCCATCCGGCGTCGTACTCGACGCGGTTGGTGTCGTCCTTGCCAGTCGGGTTGAGGAGGTCGACCTGCCGCGGCGGTACGTAGAGCCCACCGGACGGGCCGAAGATGACGGGCGGGCGCATCGGAGCGCCAGGAGGCCCGGCATCCGTCGACAGGTCCGGAGGAGCGCCAGCACCCGGCTTCGCTTGCGCGTTGATGGCGTTGACCCTCGCCTGCTTGTCCACCGAAGACTCGGCATCGGTGAACGCGCTCTGGTCCGGAGCCTGGAGCGCAACCGGCTTGGGGGGGCCCGCAGGCGGGAAGCCCGACACGTCGAGGTTGCCCGCGGGAGTCGGCAGCGGAGCGGGCGGGTTGTTCTTCGGGTCGAAGGGGATGTTCGCGAGCCCCGTGCCCGGAATCGCAAACCCCACCTGCGGATGCGCCTGCCCTGCCTCCGCCGCAGAAGCATCCGTAGGCTGCTCCTGCGACGCGAGGTACTGCTGCAGCGGGTCGAGCGACTGCGCGAAGTGGTCCACGTTCGGATCCACCGCGGTCGGCTGCTGGTTCATGAGCCCCATCTGCTTCGCGTACGCAAGGAGCTCGTCGAGCTTCGGATCGCCACTCACTTGCGCTTCTCCACTTTCTCGACACGCTCGGTGAGTCGTCCCAGCGCGCCGGCCACCGCGGAGAGCATCGGCAGCGTCTCGACGCGCTTCACGCCGCCGACTTCGGAGACGATGCCCTTGCCGATCTCCGGCACCTTCTCAACGGACTGCGCCATGATTCCGAGGTACCGCGAGCCCTTGGTGGTGCTCGGCTCGTACTTCGGATCCGTGTAGTTGTAGGTTGCACGCGAGTCTTTCAGCGCGTCGAGGAAGAGGTCGGCGATCTTGTCGGAGTCGGCGAAGTCCTTCTTGAAGCGCTTGTCGGAGCTGTTGAACTGCGGATCGCCTTCGCGCGCATCGTTCTGCAGAAGCCGAAGCGTCTCCCACGCCTGGTCGGATCCATCGTCCACGTCGTGGCGCGACTTCTCGTAGATCTTCGCCGCCTTCTTACCGTACGACTTGGCGATCTTCACGCCTTCGTCGGAGTACATGTTCTTGTTCTCCGGGTTGTTCGCGTACGCGCCGTAGGCTGACGCCGCCGCGCCAAGCGTCTGCGCGCCAAGGCCGATGCCCTGATTCGTCGCCTGCTGGTTGCGAAGGAAATTCTGAAAGTCGGCATTCTGGCCGAAGCTCGTCATTCCCATCTTGGCGAGGTCCATCTTCTGGCCCTGCGTCGCCGCCCAGAGGCGCCACGCGTCGTTGAGGTCGCGCCAGTTGAGGTTGTTCTGCGCGTTCTGCGCCGCGAACTGGTTTTCGTTGTTGAGCGAGAGCTGGTCATTGCCTCGCAGCGCGTCGGCCGCCTGAGCCGCAAGCGCTTGGCCCTGCAGCATGTCGGCCTGCTGCTGCGCGTTCATCTGAGCCGCGTTGCCGGCCTGGTTCGCTCCGAGCGCGCCCTGCGCTACACCACGAGCGCTCGCGGCGCCGCGAGCTCCACCGCCCGCCATCTGCGCGCCGCCGAGTAGCGCCGCGTTCGCGGTCTGCTGGCTCTGCGCGAGCTGCTGCTGTTGCGGAGTCACGGCGCCGTTGGCCTGCGCCATGGCGAGGTCGTACGCGTTCTGCTGCGAAGCTCGCGCCTGCGCCGCCCATGCGCGCTGGTCGTCGTACTGCTTCTGCAGCCACGGGGGGATCGTCGGCTGGTTCTGGCCTTTGCCGAGATCGCCGTAGCGCTTGCGGTCCAGGTCCTCGAGCTTGCCCGCAGCTCCGGCGGAGCCGCCATACTGGCTCGCGTTGTTCTGCTCGTTGGTGAGGTCAGCCGATGCCCAGAAGCCCATCACTTCACCTCTTTCTTCACGCGGCGATCACTCGCAGCCATCGCGGCGACGGCAGCCATCGTCTGAATCGCGGCCTGCGTCTCCTTCATGTTCTGGTCGGCCTGCGCGCTGTTCTTCTTGGTCCAGAGGTCGTACCAATCTTGCGCGTCCTTCGTTTTCGCCATGTTCATGTCCATGTTCAGGCCCTCGTATCCCTGCACGAGTCCCTGGTTGGACTTGGCGCCCTGGAGGTAGAGCTGCTGCTGGCGCGCGAGCTGCTGCGCGGCGGCTTGCTGTCCTGCGAGGTCGCCACCGCGGATCGCCTGCGCGCCCGTGCCGTACGCCTGGAGCGCGTTGCCCATCTCGGTGCCTCGCGCCATCGCGCCCTGGCCTCCGAGCGTGCCGAGTGCCTGGTTGCCGGCGAGCATCTGGTTTCGCTGCGCGAGCGCGTTGCCCTGCGGCGCATGCATCTGGTTGATGCCCTGTCCCAGCGCGATACCGGCTTGCGCGTTCGCGTAGCTCGGCCCTTGGCCCATCGCCGACTTCTGCAAGAGCCCGAGGCTCGCAAGCTGATTGGCGCGCGCGGCTGCAACCTGGTCCTGGTACGGCGTGGTGTCGGTCAGCGCCGGAGTCGGGCGGCCGAGGATGCCCTGATTCCGAGCGCGGGCGATCTTGTCGGCATTGATGGCCGCTTGGTCCTGATGCGCCGCCCAGTCTCCCGACGACGTGACTCCGGCAGGTAGTCCCACATCGTTGGAGTAGTTCGAATTCCAGATTTTCTTTGCGTCCGGGACGTAGTCGGGAATGCCCATCACTGCACCTCTGGAAAGCGGTTGATGCTCGGCTTGACGCCGAGAGAGACGGTCAAGCCGTAGAGGATCGGACCCTGCGCGGTCGTCGAGCTAACTCCGGTCGGCGTCGCATCGCTCACGAGCACGCGCATCGACATGGCCTTCTGACGCGCCCACTTGAGCGCGGCTTGCGCCTTCGGCGTGGTCCAGCCGGCGATCGTCGATGCCGTCCACGACCACGTGTCTGCGCTGTAGCTGTCCGAGTCGTCGTAGCCGAGCTGCACGGTCACGTCGCACGGCGACGCTTGCACCCACGCGAGCGCGCCCTCACGGAAGCGAGCGAAGCCCTGCGCGCCGGAGGGACGGATCCATGCGGTACCGACCTGCAACGTCACCCACGTAGCGTCGTCGAGGTACGCGCCGGTCGCGGTGAGGTTCGTGTTCTCGCTCGTACAGATGCCCGTACGCCCGGCCCCGTACCATACGCCGTCGATCGCTACCGAGTGCTCCCATGCGGCGTGCGCAGCAACGTTGATGCTGTCGTAGTAGTCGAAGATGGACCACGCGTTCGTGACGTAGTTCCAGTTGAGGACGTAGCCCGTCGTCGAGGACTCCGTAGCGCGCACCGTGAACCGCACCTCATCGCGTGTAGAGTGCAGGCATGCGCTCGTGATGACCGGATAGGTTGCGAGCGTGTCTTCGATGGGCGCGCCGATGTACTGCACCTCAAACGAGCGGGTGAGTACGTAGAGCTTGTTTCGGCTCTGGTAGACGACTCCCAGCGGCGTGTTGACGACGCTGCGCCAGTCGCTCGTGCAGCCCACGTCGGTGACGAGCCGACGAGGAGGCGCGAAGCCGCCCTGCTGGCCGCTGTTGTCGGGTCCGTCGCCTGCGATGACGTAGATGCCATCGCTGCGGAACACGACGAGCTGCCCGTCCATCGATGCCAATGCGGTGATGCGCCCGCCGTCGGGCATGTACTGGACGAGCGTGTCGGAGAAGTAGGGGACCGTCGTGCCGCCGTCGAAGACGGTGGAGATCCACAAGGTCACCCCGTCGTCGCCAACACCGACGAGCCGGCCACCGTGGGCGATCATGCACGTGAGCGACGATGGGCATCCTGGCGTGAGGCGCGAGGTGTCCAGCGTCTCGTTGACGAGGATGGAGGCGTCGGACGCCGAGTCGACGTAGGCGATGGTTGCAGACTGCACCTGGCTCTGCGCGAGCGTAGGGACCGCGCCGGTCCAGACGCGGTAGTAGACGCCCGATGCGCCTGCGCCGATGGTGGTGCGGTACAGCGCGACCGCGACGACGCGCGCGCGAGAGGTGTTCTGCCGCTGCGTCGCGTGGAGGCATCCCAGCGTCGCGGTGACCTGGAGGTTGCCGGCCGCGGTCGTCGCCGAGCCGAGGTACATCGGTGCGCTCTGACTGCGCTGGCCCTTGTCGTCTCGGTACTCGTAGACATACGCGTAGTAGTAGGTTCCCGCCGCGATGCCTGCGCCTGCGGTCGGCGTGACGCTGCCGGTGCACGGGTCGTGGAGGAAGCCCATCTCCACGGCGCTCGAGCCGTCGGCCTCCTGCGGAGTCCCTCCGGAGATGTAGACCGCATCGCCGATCTGCGCGGTCTGGTTCGCGTTGTACGGCGCTTGAATGTCGATGAGGTCGATGCCCGTGCCACCGCTGGCGGTGCGCTCCACGCTGCCGACGACGAGGAAGCGCGTCGAGGATACTTGCGCCGCCGAGCTCGTCACGTAGAGCGCGGATTGCAGGCCGGTCACGATGCGCGGGGCGATCGTCGCGATGGGGCGCGGAGGCCGATAGGCTGCCAGCGTCGCCGCGTATCCGTCGAGCACATCGACGGTCAGATAGGTCGTCTGAGTGACGCCGCTGGCAAGTGTCGTCTGCACGACGTTCGCGCAGATGCGCGAGTCGAACATCACCGGCTTGGAGGCGATGCCGTAGCCCAGCATCGACACGTAGAGGCCCGACGGTCCCGACGTGGAGAAGCGCGTCGAGTAGTACCCCGTGGGACCGTTGAAGAGCGAACCGGTGATGACACACTGGGTGCTCGTCTCGCGCGCGATGCCGAGCCGGTAGTACTGCGTCGCGACCTCGGACCATGCCACGGCGTCAACCGTCGTCGTCGCCAGCGTCGTCGTGTTGAGTCCGCGGCCGATGACGCGCGTCGTGGCTCCGTCGTCGAATGCGTTCGCAACCCAGATTTGCTCGCCCGACGTGGCCTGTACGGCGACTCCGCGTCCCTGCGTGAAGCCGAAGGCGCCCGTTGTCGCCGCGTAGGTGCCCGTGGCGGTGACTGCCGGAGTCGTCGACACGAGGCACACCTTGAGGTTGCCCGCGTTCGCGCCGCTGTTGGTGATGTAGGCCAGCACGGCGTTGGTGCCGCTGTCCATCGCGCACGCGTCGAACATGCCTCGGAAGCCGCAGTCGACGACGAGGGCTGCCGACGCGGAGAAGGCCCACGAGGAGATGGTGAACGAGATGGCGCGGATCGTCGCGATTGCAAAAACCGACTGGTAGAAGATGACCGCGCGCCCGTTGGTGACGACGACACGCGCCTCGTCGCCGCCGTTGGCGGTGTCGACGTTGATCGGCCCGTACACCACCGCGTTCTGCGCGAGGTTGTAGACGATCATCTTGACGACCGACGCTTCGCAGTACACGACGAACGCGTACGTCCCATCGGTCGCGACGTCGTAGCTCGTCACCGCGTCGCTCGGAGTCGCCAGCGAGTAGCGCCGCGCGATGACGGGGCGCACGTCGTCGATATCGATCCACGTCGGCTTCTGCGGGTCGTAGGCCCAGAGGCGGTGCGCGGAGATCATCGCAAGGCCTCCCGTGGGGCCGCGAAAGAGCCGCTGCTTGCCGGTCCACGTCGCGAGTCCGTTGCCCGCGGCGCTGACCGCGTTGCCGGTGAGGATCGTCGAGCCGGGCCGCTTGCGGATGGTGCCGAGCTTGTCGATGACGGCGTTGACCATCGTCGTCGCCGAGCCCATCGGCTGCAGGCGCGGATCGGTCTTCTGCTGAAGTCCCGTCGCGAACGGGACGTCTACGTTTTGGGCCTCGAGCGCCATCAAAACACCAGCACGTCGAGCGTGCAGTCGCGCTCGGTTTGGAGGTAGATCCACTGCGACGACGAGCGGCCGGTGGGGAGGGTGAGCTCGATGGGAATTGCTGGGTAGTCGCCGGCCGCGCCCTGGTAGCGCGTGACAACAAATCCCGTGTACGCGCGGCGGAGGCGATGCTCGATGAGGTTCGAGGTGCCTCCGACCATGGAGATGTTGCGAATCAGGACGCCGGAGCCGAAGACGTTCGACGCGGTGATGCGCGCAAGCTCCTCGATGCGCGCTTCCACTTCGGCGAGGTAGCGCGCGAGCTGTTCGGGGCTGCCGGTGATCTCCGGGGAGACCTTCGGCCGCGCGAGGCCGGGCGTCGGCTTCGTCGGGGTCGCTACGCGTCCACCGTTGGCGACGCTGACGACCGTCACGGGTCCACGGGTTGCGCCGGCCATCAGGGGAACTCCCAGCCAGTGACCGGACCCCACAGAATGCAGATGTTCGAGCCCATGATCCGAAAGCGCGGGATGGGTTGGAACGCATCGCGGTCGCTCTGGCGCTCCACGTCCACGATGCGGGACGGCCAAGCGTTCTCGCGATTGCCGGCCATGGTGGTGATCTCCGCTTCGATGTCCTGGCGCTGGGCCATGAGCACGCTGACGTCAGACTCTTCCTTGTTGAGCGCCTTGATGCAGGCGTCGAGGATGACCCACTCCTCCCAGCCGTTGACGCCGTCGAAGGTGTCGGATCCGCTCACCAGGCGCGCGAGGACCGGCGTGTAGATCATCGTGACCGTGTATCCTGCAACCGATGCGCGCTCGGACCAGCGCGGGTACTCGTGCATCTCGAACGGGCGCATGGCCTGGTTCGAGCCGCCGTTGGAGATCATGACCAGCTGCGTTTCGAAGAAGTCGGACGGAAGCGCGTAGGTCAGGCTGCTCGTCGTCGTCCACGTCGTCGTGCTGGACTGGTACGAGTGACCGGCCGCTGCCGAGAACTTGTTCTGGCAGCGAGCCGCACTCTGGTTGATGTACTCGGTCAGCGTTGCGTCCGTGATGAACGTGGAGCCCACCATGTCGCAACGCTCCCGCACGTCGGCGATCAAGCTCGTCAACGTGCGAGAGCGCGCCATCTCAGCAGCACTCCATCATTGCGCGGAACGCGAGGGCGACTGCCTCCGCGTCTCCGCTCTTGATGGCGTCGATGAGATCCTGCGCGGCCGCGGTGGACTCGTCGCCCTCCGAGGCCTCTTCCTTGTCGTCGCCCTTCGGCGCGCCGATGGCGAGCATGACGCCCTTCATCACGACACCGGGGAAGCGATGACGAGCATCACCGAGAGCTCCACGTCCGTCGCCGTCGCCGGCCATTCCACCGCGACGGTGGGAGCCGTGTAGGCCACGTGCTTGATGGTGAGCACCCCTGCGGTCGTCCACGTGGTGACGCTGACGGTCGAGTCGGCGATGGCCGCTCGGCGCCAGGACACGTTGTGGTCGACCAGGACGCCGCCAGGCGGCTCGTCCAGAGTGCAGGTGTAGACGCCTTGCGCGGTGCGCGCGAGCGTCATGCCGCGCCCGTAGATCTTCACGGGCACGCCTGCGCCGTTCGTCTGCCATCGGCCGAAGTACTCGCGCTTTGCCGCGACGTTCGAGCCGAGTTCGGGCTTGAAGAGCTTCATGTCAGGCTCCGAAGCTCGTGATGCGGCCACCCGCGCCCGGGAAGCGGCACGCGAAGTTGTAGTAGCTGCCGATGCGCATCTCGTACGCGTCGTAGCCGTCGCGCGCGCGAACGAGCTGGCCGTCCTTCTCGAGCGGCTTGGGGGTCTTGCCGACCGAGATGGTCTCGCAGTGCTCCACCGGAAGGAGGAACGCCTGCTGGACGGGCACGTTGATGTCGCCCTTGAGCTTGACCGGTCCCGAGTCCGTCTCGAACTCGATGGTATCGAAGCCGACTTCCGCGTTGCCCTTCTGGGTCGGACGCACGTAGCGCGCGCGCGACTCGAGGAGCTTGACGAGGCTGACCTTGTCTCGCGGGTTGACGTAGAGCGTCTTGTCGCTCTGGTCCTGGATGCTCACGAGCTGGCAGAGCTGGAGCACGGCCTCGACCATGTCGACGCCCGAGCCCGAGTAGGTCTGCCCGGCGAGAGCCACCGGATCCGTGGTGCGGGTCGCAGAGAAGAGCGCCGCGGGGGACGAGCCGCCGACGAGCCACGCGCCCATGCCGGTGCCGACCGCGTTGTAGTCGCCGAGGCGGTACAGGTAGTCGCCCGCGACGATCTGCGTGATCGTCGTGGTCCAGTTCGCGTTCGTCGAAGTCAGCGTGCCGGCCGAGCGGTTGACGCCAGCGACGACTTCGGCCGCGCCGGAGTCACGCGGGGTCGCGCCGTCCGTCGCCGAAGCGGTGACCGACATGCCGACGTAGAAGTTGACGACGCGCGAGGGCTCGTTGTTCGCCGCGCCGCTGGCAGTGCCGAGCGTCAGCGTGTTGGTCGAGATGACCGACGCGATGCCGCGCGAGCCCGTACCCGTACCGAAGTACTGGATGCTGAGCGAGCGGATCGCTTCCTGGTACGCACCGTCGATGCGGTCCTTCCAGGCGTCGACCACGGCGCCGTCGGATCCCGAGAGCTTCTCGAAATCCTCGCCGTTCATGCGCGCCATCGCGTAGTCCGTCACGCTCGTGACGGTGAAGCGCTCGTACTTCATGTCGCTCGCGATCGTCGTCGCGTTCGAGTACGTGGCCGAGCCCGAGGGACCCTGCGAGTAGCCGACCGAGAACTGATACGAGGCCCCTTTGGCGGCGTCGGTCTTCTTGACCGAGTCCATCCATCCGGGGTTCTGCTTGTAGAAGGCGTGCGGGACGCCCGAGGGGAAGACCACCGTGGCGATCTTCGAGAGTTGTGCGGAAATGCTCATGATGAAACGGTCTCCAGAACTGTTTGGGGTGGGTCGATTGACTCACCGCGCAGTGCTGGGCGGTTTCATCGGCGCAGAGCTGGCGCCTTTGCTGCAGAATACACGACTACGGACTAGGCGCTAGCGCCGTTCTTTCTCATCTCGCGAAGGATGCGCATGGCCTCGGCTCGCTTCTCCGCAGGCGTCATCTCGTCTGGCGATTTGACGACGACGGCGGCGGCTGCCTTCTTCGGTGTGATTCCCGATTTGGCGGCAGGGCTGGCCGCTTCGGTGGGCGCTTCTTCCTCGGCAATCGCTCGGAGCTCGGCGTCGACGCGCTTCGCCAGCTCGGCGAGGTCGGGGAGCTTGCCGCCCGACTCGCGCTGCATGATGCCGCTGACGAGGTAGGCGTTCTGCAGTGCGAGGGACGGGTTTTTCTTCGCGAGCCGCGCGAGGTACGGCGTCGAGTCGGGCTTGGCGAGGTCGAGGAAGCCCTGCTCTTGCGCGTGGCGCGCGGCAGCCTGTTCGCGCTCCTGCGCCGCGGCCTTTTCGGCGGCGCGCTCGGCCTCGAGCTGCTTGCGAAACTCCATCATCTCGCGCAGCGCGCGCTCGGCGACGGCCTCGGGCTTGCCCTCGTGGATCTTCGCCTTGACGAGCCCGTTGAGGTCGATTCCGGTCTGCTCCAGGAACTTGGAAGGCTCGTTTCGGGCCATCTCCTGCAGCGAACGAAGCTGCTCCTGGAAGCTAGCGTGGCTCTTTTCGACGTAGGACTGCCGTTCGGCGATCTCGCGCTCCTTTTGCGCGATCCGCTCGGCAAATTCGCGCTCTTTCGCCTCGATGGAGGCGAGCCGAGCCCGGATCTTCATCTTCAGCTCGGCCTCGGGCGGAGCTTTCACCTCGTGCTCGGCCTCGGGAGCCGGCTTTTCGGCCTCCGCGGGCTCTGCCGGCGTCTCGCCAACCTGTGCGGGCGTCGCTTCCAGCTCGGCAGGCTCTCCGCGCGCCTCTTTCAGCGCTGCGATGGCCGCGTCACGGGTTTCGGGTGCAAGCGGGGTGCTGGTTTCGTCGCTCATTGCTCAGCTCGGCATTCCCCCGGACGGTGCTGCGCCGGGCATGGGTGGCATCATCGGACCACCGGGCATCGGTGGCATTCCAGGTGGAGGCATTCCGCCGCCCATGTCGGGCGACGCGGGTCCGGGCATCGGCGCAGGGCCGGCCGGAGGCATCGCGCCAGGCGGCGGAGCCGGGTTCTGCAGGCGATCGGCCTCGGTGGCGAGCTGGGTGAGCAGCTCGAGCCGGTCGGGATCTGCGCCGTCCGCTTCCGCGCGCGCATACGCGTCGCCGACCATCTTCCGAAGCATGGAGAGGTTGAGCATGGCGGAGGGGATCGCGGCCTCCGCGTCGCCGTCCTGCAAGATGCGGTCGATGCGCATGCGGATCGCGTCGTACTGAGCCGTGATGAGGTTCGTTTCGCTCTCCAGGTCGGGAATGTCGACGAAGTTCGCGACGCGATCCGGGGGGAGCAGGCCTTGCGCAACGAGCTCCTGAGCCTGCTCGACGCGATCGCCAGCGCTGCGAGCCTTGAAGCTCGTCGGCGTGACCGCCCATCGGTACGTGTCCTCGGCCAGCTTCACGTCGTGGTAGTTGAGCATTCGGCCCTTTTGGCCTTTCGCTCGCGCCATCGTCGTGAATCCGTCGAGCTGGTCGAAGACCTTCGTGAGCAGCTTGGCGATCCGGACGAAAAAGCGGTCGCGATACCGCATCGGCTCGCGCAGGCCCTCGGCGTCGGTCTCCTCCATGATGCGCATGGCCACTCCCGACTTGATGCCGGCAGGCACTTGGCCCTGAGTGCTGAGCAGCGACGTGCGCGCGAGCGTCTGCATCTCCGATTCGATGCTTTGCAGGTACTGGAACGCCTGCGACGAGATGCCGTCCATGTTGAACGCCACGACGTCGGCTTGGGGATTCTCGACTTGGAGGACCGAGCCCACTTCGTTGTCGAGCTTCTGGATGGAGATCTTCGCGCCCTTGCGCACGAGCACGCGGGGAACCGCCATCAGGCGCATGCTCTCGTCGATGCGGCGCGTCCAGCGGTCGAGCGTCTCTTGCGGAGTCGCCAGATCCGCCATCAGCGGGTGACCCCAGACGCCGCGCTCTGGACGGATGCGCCAGCCCCACGCGAAGGGGAGCTCGTCGCCGTCCCATTCCTCGGTGTCCTCGAGCGTGCAGTTGGGAAGCACGACGCTGTAGCGTCCGTCCTTCGCGTCCGGCCCGCTGCGGCGGTGCCATGCGAACGTCACGAGCACCTGGTCGAGGTCGTTCGTCCCTCGGCCGCGCACGAGCGGCGAGTCGCTGGGCACTCCCTCGGCGCTGAGGATCTTCTCCTCGGCGTCGGGGAACATCTCGATGAGCACATCGCGGTCGAACACGCGCTGCCGGAAGATCGCCCGGCCGTCGGCGTACTGCCAATCGGTGTCGTCGAGGAGGATCTCGAACGGGTCGACGCGCTCGACGACGGGCTCTCCGTCGTTCGGGTACACGTGCGCGAAGTACGTGCCCTTGTTCGCGAGGTCGGTGCACCAAAGCGGGTCCTGGTCGTACACGCCGAGGTCGTCGAACGCGCCCTCGAGGAACAGGTTGGTATCGCGCGCGCGGAAGGTGAGGTCCGTATCGCCGTCCTTGACGACGACCATCGGCAGCACGCGAGCGCGGAGGAGCTTCGACGTGTACGTCTCGATGAGCACGCGCGCCCGGTTGATGGTGAGCCGCTTTTGCTTCTGCGTCGTCGACGTCGCCGCGGTCTGCCAGTAGCGATCCTGGTAGATCTCCTCGTAGCGGATCCACGCCTGCCAGCGCGGCGCAGAAGCGTTGGTCAGACGCTCGACGACGCCGGCAATGCGCGTGTGCACAGTGCCCTTGTCGGCGGTCCACCAAGGCTTCCGAGCGGCCATGCTACTTGGCCTTCGCCTGCGGCTTCACTTCGGCATCGTCGTACCAGTCGTACGCGACGATCGCCGACGCTTGGATCTCCTTCAGCCACTTCGTGCCAGGGTGCGTGACGATGACGTTGCCGTTCTCGACGCGGCGCAGCTCGTGCCCGCTAGATCCCTGGTGGTTGATGATGTTGCCCACGTAGCCACCCGATGGCCCCTTGAGTTGCACCTGCTTCACCACTTCGATCGCCTTGAGAATCATCGCCGTGCCTCCGGAGTCGTGTGCCGATGCCCTGCAAGCGCAGCTCGTCGGCGACGTAGGTGTAGATTCGTGAGCCGTTGCGGCGCAGGTGGAAGCCCACGAGCGCGCCCGAGTCGACGTCATGCGCGACCACGCCATGCGCTGCTGCGACGACGGCCGACGCGAGCGCGCGAGACACGCCCGAGGCGCGCGCGAGGCGCGTGACGATGTAGCCCTCGTCGCTCGGCGTGGAGGCGCGGTAGGCGATCCTCACTGCAGCGCCATCCCAGTCGAGAACGCGCGGCGCGTCTGAACGCGGTGCATGAAGCTGCGGAACACGCTCGCGGGGATGCGAAGCTCGAGCTCGCCGGGGACGAAGAACGGGATGCTGGCGATCGCTGCCACGCGGATCGGGTCGACGTTCGCCGCGTCGCCCTCCATGTCCCACTGCATGCCCTCGATGCGGACCACCTGCTCTTCGCCGTGGCAGCGCGCGCGGATGTCCGTGTAGTGCTCGCCGCCAGGCGTGATGCCGCGGTCGGCGAGGGAGTACTCCTCGACAGCGAAGCGTGTACCGAGCCGGCGCGAGCACGCGTCGCACGCGGGGTGCAGCGTCGAGCCGGTGTCCACGCCGCGGACGTCGCGCATCGTCTCGTCGACTTTGCGGAGCGTCGATTCCGGGATGTAGAGCTTACTGCGCCAGGCTCTCACTGGCACAGATGTGCCACGTTGTGCCGTGGGTGTCTAGTCCACTCGGCGCAGCAGGCACGGATGCACCGGGAGCCCCAGCTCTGGGTA